CGAGTCGCTTCAACCGGACACCCGCGTCACGGTAATACTTATTAGCGGCCTGCACCTGGAACAACTGCGTGCCGGTTTCTCCCGCGAACCTCGCGGCGGCAGCAGCGGCAGCGTCGGTCTGACCACGCAGGACACTTAGGCTCGATGACAGGTGATCGGCTGGCTTGACTGAGCCACGCATGACCCGAGCCATGGCCTCAGTCGCCGCTTCAGAGCGACGAGCAGCCTCGGCCTGCGCCTGGAAAGCAGTTATCAGGATGCCGATACTGGAACCAGAACCGCCTTCTGTTGCCGAACGAACAGCCTCGGCAAACCCAAACACGCCGCCGCCAGCGTCCTCAAACGCATCAGCCGCGCTATCAATCCCTTTCTCAGCAGAACCTAAGTCAAACGAGAACGTGCCTGTCTCTTTCCCAGCCAGGGCTACGCCCTCAACGAACAAGCCGATCTGATAGCCAAGAGAGCGAATCGAGTCGGCTGCGCCTTGCGGCCCACCAGCAGCATCCGTGACAGCGAGGATCGCGTTGACGAACCCAACACCGATGCTCGCCTTAGCGTCATCAACAGCGGCCTTCAACGTCCGCGTCGTGTTCGCCAGCCCATCACTCGTCCGAGCGAAGTCACCCTGCGCCGTAGCCGTGTCATCCATTATCAGGTTGAACGCCGCTTGCGCTTTCGCCGCAGCGTCAATCTGACCCTTGGTTTCCGCAAGCCCACTCGACAACGCCTCCGCGTTGATGCGTGCCGCGCTCAAGTTCACGCCCAGGCGACGCAACGGTTCAGTCTCACCGACCAGGCCGCTGCGGAGAGCGATGATCGCTTCCTCAACCTCAATATTGTTGAATGAGGCGAGATCGGCAGCGAGCTGCACAATCTCTTGCGACAGGGCAGACGCTTTGCCAGCGTTGATGCCCATGGCGGTGAACAGGTTTCCGAACGTGCTCGTCGCCTCAAGCGCAGCCTGCTCACTCAAGCCCAAGTTCGTGGCGGCGTCCTGCGCGAACTTCTCAACAGCGTCACTCGCGTCACCGAACACGGTGCGAGTCTTAGACAACGACTCATCCAGGTCGCTGGCAGCGCCAACGCTCTGCGCGGCGAAACGAGTCACGCCAACGGCAGCGCCAGCAGCGGCGGCAGCTATGGCGACGCCCGCGAGTTTCATCCCGCGAGACATAGCGCCAAACTTGCCTTGCGTTTCTTTCGATTCTGTTTTCAGTCGCTCAAGGTCACGGATAGCCCGCTTGATATCAGCGTTGTTGTAGTCGCCGTCAATCTTGACGTTGATTGCGCCTTTTGCCACGACTAACTCCTAACTGACATTTCGGTTTGCTTTCGCGATGCCACGTTCAACAGCGCGAGCAATATCCCGACGGGCTTGTTCCAGGTTCTTGTTTCTTGCGGGGCCGAGAGCACGAGGCCACATACCCTTGCCGCGACTGCCGAACGTGCCGCCGCGTTTCCTGTTCAAGTTCCGATTGAAGACCTCAAACTGATTGCGACTGCCTGCAAGACCATAGACAGAACCAGCCGCGTTCCTGTTGAAGATGAGAGCGACAATCGTCCTGAAGTTTCTACCTTGACGCCTTGACCTGATGGATGATCGGACACCAGCGCGAACCGCTGATCCGCTGTAAGACAGGTCACGACTTCCCTGCGAAGTGATCCATCCACCCCAGTTGCTCAACCCATCATCTGGGTAGGCGTTCCTGGCGTCAGAGATCGTGTCCTTAGTTGCTTCCCTGACGCCTTTCTGTATTTCCTTGAACAGCGTCTTGTCAAACATGAAGATCTGATCGAGTTTGCGAGCGTCACCAACGACCTCAAGTTTCATACCAACGGTCACTTGCTCGCCGCCTTCCGGTACTCACTCGCACGCCAACGCAAGTACCTGCTCATGGTCGTCAACATTCTTGGAGACTCGTCAACCAGCTGGCTGGGCGCGACCTTCCACTCGTAGGACAGGTGCGCGATCAACCAGTGGGCTGACTGCTCTCCAAAGGGGGCGGGTCTGCTACCGCCTTCACCGTCACGCCGTCCACGGTTTCAGTCCACGGATCAAACTCAACGCTGACTTGCGTGGTGCGCTTCAATGCGTGCCACGCCAGCCAAACGATGTATTCCAACCGCAGATCATCCGCGAACGCAGCGAACGACTTGTCAAACTTACGCTCGAAGGCGATCAGGTCAGGCGTGGTCGCTTCAACGTCCACGCCCGACCCGTCGCTCAAGTCAACGTGCAAGGCAACCTTATTCATCGCAGGAACCTGACTCTCTTACGATTCAGCGCGAGAAATGTCGCCCGTAACCGGCCAGGTGACACTCAAGGTCGCCAGGTCGCCGACACTAGAAGCAAACGGCGAGTATTGCGTGACGAGGCAGTTGAACGAGTAGGTCGGGTTTGTTGCAGCAGTAGCCGCGCTCGTCGGCTTGATGACGATAGCCACGCTCGTGCCGATCAGCGGCTCAAGCGTCGCGTCAACACCGGAAGCACCGAAATCCTGATGGAAGTCCAGCGTGAGTGTTCCAGTCTGCAATCCACCCACGCGAGTGCGGGAGGAATCACCAAACGCCGTCGTTTCAACGTCATCAACCTCAATGCTGAGCTCAGCAGATGCGATGGATGAACTGAAATCGGTGCCGCCGATGGTGATGTTGTAATCCGTGGCGACGAACTTTGCCATGAGAGTTGCCTTCTTTCTTAGGTTGCGTAAACGGTGACCGCGAACTCAGCAGCCAGGTAAGTCAGTTCACCTACCGGAAGGCTGCTGTAGTTTCGCATCTCTGTGCATCGCAGGTTTTGTGCTTCCCCGCCGAGAGTCTTGTCACTCTCTAGCGCGGTCTTGATACTTGACGACCCTGTTGGGTTACAGAAACCGTCAAGCCTGTTTTGGGCGCTGCGCTCATCAACTCGACCAACGATCACGAGAACGTTGAACTCGTAAGTGTCAAGGCCGCGAGCGAACGAAGTGTCGAACGTGATCCCTTGGGGAGCGACCACGGCGATAGGAGGATTCACGTCATCGGGAACTGTTGCGGACGTGCGAAGCCCGCTGATGGTTGCAAGGTTCGTGGCGATGCCAGATCGCAACGCGCTGAGCGTTGTCATGCCACACCGACGTGGCGAACGTAAGGCGCGACGAGTTGAGCAACGTCGGGGTCGAGTCCTTTGCTCACTCGCATCGCCCCGAAGTCACCGAAGCCGGCAACGCCGAGAGGCGAGTCAAGCCTCTTGAAGATCCTCATGGACTGGATCACCGCTGCCTGATTCACCTGACTAGGAACCGCTGAGAACCCCCAGGTGCCGACAATCTTCACGTCCGCTTCAAGCCCACCAATCGTGCTCGATGCGGGCCACAGGTAGCGGTCAATGGCTCTGATGCGCGTCGTGGGGAAACTCAACCCGTCCGCGTAACCGTTCAACGGTTCAAGCTGGTAGTCGGTGGCGGCCCAGGTCACGTCATACGTTCCATTCGACTGGCTGCTGGTGGCGATGCTCGTGACGCTCACCAAGTCATCAATCTGAAGGACGTAAGCGTTGTCAGCGGTGAAATACCTGGTCGCGCTCTCACTGTCGAACCGCCTGCCGCAGAACCCCTCAATGAGTGCGCTCGCGCTCGTGGCGGCCATTGTTATGAGGGAGTCATCTACCGTGTCGGTGATGTGCAGCGCGGCTTTCACTTCCGCCACGGATGCGTAAAGCGTCATGCGTTCTCCCTCAGTGTTTGTGGGGTGTGATGGGGGGGCGAGTCCTGCGATGCCCGCCCCCCCATCACGCTTGTGTTCTCCTGACTAGGAGGCGCCGCCCGTGAACTTCTTGACGTGCGAGGTTTGCGGCAGATCGCCGTCAACCCGCAGCGAGCAGCGGAACGTGACCAGCCCGTTCGCGAAGGCGTAGTCATCCGAACGCTCCATGCGGATGCCACCGGCCTGCCGCACGTAGTAGGACGGGAAGTGACCCGCGAGGGCGCTAACAGCGCCGAGGCCGACAGCGGCCATAGCGTTGTTCTCGATCAGCGGGAACCCGAGCAGGGTGTCCGGTGTCGCGTCCGACGCGGAAGGCGCGAAGATGTACTGGCTCGCACCATCCTGAAGCAACCGAGCATCCACCACAGCGGAAGTCGCAAGCATCAAGCCGAACCCTGGCAGCGCACGCGCAGCAGGGTCAGCAGCGTAAACGAGATCCACCAGGTTCTCGTAAGTGAACGCACCCGTCACGCCGGTGCCGCCGGTCACGCCAGCGGACGCAGCCGTAACGATGCCGTTGGGCTTGGAGGAACCGTCGCCGACAGTCAGTTCGCTGTTCACCTTCACGCCGATTGCCTGGCCGCAGTTCGTGGCGAGCAGATCGGTCATGTTGACGTGAGCGTCCTCAAGGAGCTCGCTGGAAACCTGAACCAAGAAGGCGTACTTGTAAGCGCCCAGGGTCGTGGTCGCCAGGGTCGGATCAGACTCGCCAATCGAGCCGGCCTCCGCGACAAGCGCGGCGGTGGAGTAGGCGGTCATCGCTGGGATCTCCAGATCTTCACCACTCTGCGTGTTGAGGATGGTGGAGGTGCGGAGCATCGGGCCGACCGATGTGGCGACGTTCACGACCTGATCGAAGAACGAGGTCGGGACGGGTGCGCCAGTCGAACCCTTAGTGATATCACGACGCTCGAACACGATGCTGCGGCGCTCGCCACGGGCGAGGCTGCGGATCAGTTCATTGTCGTCCATCGGCTCTTCCACGACGGGAGCAGAAACGGTGCGAGCCTCAACGTGAGCCTCGGTCGCCGCCTCAATCTCTTCCTCGCGGTCTTGAAGGCTGCGGAAGTCAGTCTCACGGGCCTTCAGGTCGTCCATGTGCGCGAACGCACGATCAACGCTCTGGCGTTCTTCAGCGTCAAGGTTACGTGACTCGGAGCCTGCGCGGTCAAGGATCTCCTTGGCCTTCTCGTAGGCAGCCACGCGCTCTTCACGCAGATGCTTGATGTAGTCCATGTGTGGACTCCTAACTTGATTGGATTGAATCGCAGGACTAACACCGACGCGGCTCCGCAATCGGAAACACCGAGCGCGGCTCCGCAACTCAGCATCGTGGAGGTGGTCGGAATCGAACCGACGTGCTGCGCGTTTCCCTCGTGGGGCCTTACGCGCAGGCGCACCAATGCACCCCCGAACTAACTAGAACTTCCCAAGCAACTCCAACTTGTCACGCAGAAGATCCAGCGAGTCTGTCTCCGGTTCAGGCGCGTTTACGCGCTGACGCTCAACCACGTCAACCAGCAACTCAGCCTGATCGTCATTCAACTCTTTCCCAGCCTCAAGCGCGGTCAGCGCGTCAGCCAACGCCTCCGCGTCTGTCTGCGTCCGCTGCGCGAGGATCTGCGCCTTGCGAACTGTCGCGCTAGTCGCCTCATACGCTGGGAATCCAGTCACGACGCTGACCTCATGGAGGGCGATCTCGTTGAGATAGCGGCGTTGCCCATCGGCGCTCCACTCATCCGTTCCCGACGGAACATGGAAACCGAAACTCATCGAGTCCACGTCACCGCGCTTCATCAACACGGCAAGATCCTTGCTGTAAGTCGTGTCAGGCATATCAGCCTCAACGCTCAGGCCGCGATCATCTTCCATCAACCTCAACGTGCCAGCCCTCGTCGTAGCGAGCACCATCGTGTCGTCATGATTGACGAACATCTTGATCTGATTCCTGCTCTCAAGGGTGCGCTTGAACGCTCCTGGCCGAATCTGCTCAATGAAAGGCAACGGCTCGCTGTCGCTGTTGAACACAGCCGCGTAACCCTTGAACGTGCTGCTTGATCCTTTTTGACGCAGTTCCAGGTCGTGAACCTGCATCTGCCGAGTCTCAACGGTCGTCATCGTTCCTCTTTCATCTTTGATCTTCTCTGCCTGCGATTCGTAGAACCTGCGGGCAGGCTCAGGGTCTAGGGGGTTGATCCCCCACAAGTAGTGCGCGACAGCACCAGCACCAGGCCAGTCAGGATGTTCGGGGTCGCTGTTCTTGGGGGCTTCTAAGTCAACCGCGTGACGAGCTGCCCAAGCGTTCGCCCGAACCGCCTTATCGTCACTCATCTCTCCACGGGCCATGAGTCGAGCCTCACGGATAGTGCCCTCAGTCAGTCCATCGCCGCCGAAACCTTGACGACGCAACTCCAAGCCACGACTCGCCGCATCTTGAACGTACTGCGGAACCGTGACTGCTCGCACGCTGCGCCCGCCGCTGTAACGCGGATGGTCAGGGTGGAGCAGATCATTGTCGCTGGTGTACGCCTTGTTTTGTGGCCTACCCGTCCGCGCTAAGTAAAGAAAAGCGTTGACGCGAGCCATGCTCCACGCGGCCCGACTCACCCCAGGGCGGTGACTAGTCGAGTACGCGCCAGATCCGCGACGGTAAACCGAACGCAAAGCACCAAGCCTCACGCGAGTCCACTCAGGCCGATCATCCTCGCGCATCTTCTCGTTGTGCTCGTCGGCCTTGGTTTTGAGCGCCTTGTTCGTGCTGTCGCTCAGTTTGATGCCGCCGGACTTGCCGCTTGCGCTGCCAGGCTCATTCGTATCGCTGCCCTTGACCTGATCTTTCTTGGGGGCCGGCGTGCTCGCTCCATAGTTCCGTTCACCGCCTGGCTCAATATCTTCAGCCATAGACAACGCAACCATCTGGTCAATCGCTGCCTGCTTGGTCGCGTGACAGCCGAGAACCTCACCATCATCCTTGATGGTCGCCCAACCGCTGCAACCGTAAGCATCGTCCGTAATGAAATAAGGCATTAGTTTTGCTTCTGCACTAGAACACCAACATCAAGCCCATCAGGGTCGCTCATGGCGTGCAGGCTCTCACCGCTGAGCAAGGTCAACGCTAAAGTCTCGCCAGGGTCCAAGTGCGGCGAGTTGAGCAGGGTGACGCTGGCGTTGCCGTAGTGGACGTATTCGTTGCTGCTTTTGGTCATGTTGTGCAGCGTCACGAACTGAGGCTCAACAGACGGCGAGACAATCTCAGTCGCCGACGTATTGCTCAAAGTGTAAACCGCCTGCGTCATAGTCATGTCTTTGCTCCCTACCAAGCACCAATCAACTCAAGCTCACGCTCATCCTTCATCTGACGTTTCTGCGCGTCAGACAGGTCACCGTTCACGAACCCTTCAGCGTGGAACGCGACGGGCTTGACGATCAGCCTCGCGTGACCATCACCAGATCCAAACGCGACACCGACCCCGCGAACCTCACCACCGAACTCCACGCGCCCCAACACGCTGCCGCTGCTCGTGCTCGACCCCGCGACCGATCCAGAGAACGCCGGCGCTTTCTGACGCTTCCGGTACGGGTAGCCACGCGGCTCGTTACCGCTGCTGCTCGTGCCCGTGACGGTGCCGCTGCTAGAGCTGAACCCCGCGACAGATCCAGAATGACCGAGCGTTCCCGTGACGCTGCCGCTGCTCGTAGTCGAGCCCGTAACGAACCCTGTGCCCAAGCCACCCAGCACGTTCGTGTCAAGAACACCCAGGGACTCGCTGTCAAGCGTGAACAGGCCAGCCATCAGGACACAGTTTCAGTCAAGTTCCCTGACGCGATTGTGTAAGTCCCTGCGGACGAGAAAGTCTGCGATGCGTTCAACGCACGCCAGCCGTAGAAGGTGCCGCCAGACGAGGCAGACCAGTAGCCGAGGTGAGTGATCGTCGTCCCCGACGGAACGTCAAACACGATGCTCGCGTTCGTCGCCACGCTACCGCCAGACGCCGCAGCCCAACTCGTCGCCTTACGCGCATACGAGCCACCTGACACCTCGTTGCTGCCGTCACTCCCAGGGCTCGCGGTGTGAAGGCTCACATGACTCGCCGCGCTCGTCAAACCAGCGACCTGCAAGTTCAAGCCCGCCGTTGATAAACCCATGACCTAACCCTCCACGATCTCTGTGATGTTGCCGTCCTCGTCACGCTTGATCTTCCGTGACCGCGCCTGCGGCTCAGGCACCTGCACGTTCACAACGGGCGGCTGCATCGAACCAATCGCCGAGCTCACCGCGTCAGCGAACTCCTGCGGCCCCACATCGGCCCGCACCGGATAAGCCTCTTCGGGATCTTCAGGATTCAACGTCGCGGGCTGCTGCAACTGAACACTCGGCAAGCCCGTGTGTTCAATAGGCGGCAACCCAACAGCATCAAGCGACTCCGCTGGATCAAAGCCCATCTGCACCAGGCGAGCCAACATCATTACGCGAGTGTTCGTTTCCGTGATGTTCGCCGCCTCCACGTTCACGTTCGCCAACGGAACCCGATACGAGTCACCACCATCAACCTGCCGGAAATCCTCCAACCGGCGCACATCGTTGATGCTCATAAAACCAGACTGAAGCGCGGTCGAGTAGGCGCTGTAACGACTCCCGAGATCGCCACGCAGCAGGCCGTCCATGTTGAACTTCATGAACGCCTCACCAGGCAGCAGCGACGAGTAGGCCGCCTCAAGTTTTGCCAGGTACGGACGCAAAGTGTAAACAGCGAACTGAATCGCGTTTTCTTCGTTGCTCGCGTAGGACTGGACGCCAGGGGCAGCCACTTGAAGCATGTGCTGGGGGACACGGAACGCCCGAGCTACTTCCTCAACCGCGAACCTGCGCGACTCCAACATTTGCGCCTTCTCAGGCTCAACCTGAGTGCTCACGAACTTCGCGCCACCACCGAGGACGCCGACCTTGTGCGACTTATGAACACCCTTGTGGCTCGCCTCGAAAGTGTCCTTCAACTGGAGCGCCTGCTCTTTGGTGAGCATGGAACTCAACTCAAGGATGCCGGACGCTGTTGATCCTTGACCAAAGAACCTGGCGCTGAACTCATCCAGCGCGGCAGCAATCCCCAGGGTGTCCTTGACCTGATCTATGCGAGACATTCCACGCAGCTCGCCAGGTTTCTTCAACTCGGTGATGTGCAGCATCTCTGACCGCTGCAACGTCACTTTGTCCTCAAAGACGTAAACAACGTCACCGTCAGCGGCCCGCTTCACCTCAATCTTCTTCGGATCGAGGACGACCAGCGCGGTCGGCAAGCCCGCGTTGCGGCCCGACTCCGAGCGATAAACACGCACGAAAGCGTTACCATCCAGCAGCAGCGAGATCATCACCTGCGCGACGTGATCCTCACGAGTCGTCCCCGCGTCAGGGTTATTCACCCACGCCGGCTTAGGTCGGAAAGGCCGCCGCTGACCATCCTGCCGAACGAACGTGTCAGCAGGCAGCGTGCTTATCGTATCCGACAACAACCGGACAGCAGCGTAAACAGCACCGATCTTCAACGCAGTCGTGTCGTTGATGACCTTCCCGCTAGGGGTCGTCGTCTGAAAGTCAGCGCCACTAGCGAACAAGGTCTGGTAAGAAATGGCACGCTGCTCACCACCGATACCAAGCAAACGACCAATCATTCCTGCTCCCTAAGCAAACCGATCTCCAACAAGAACCCCATCAGGGCGCAGGACAACCAAGCAACAATCAAGCCCGCAGGCCAGTAGATGAAAGTGACACCCACGACAATCGCAACGAGCCCGATGATCTGCAAAATGCTGGGCATGTTTCTCCTATGAGATAAAGAAAGGGTCAACCGCTTGCGGCTGCTCAACGTGCGTCATGGCACGCTGCAAAGCCATGATCGAGGCAACAGCAGCGTCAATCTTCCTGTCGCTGTTCCTGTGCTCTTTGTAAATCCTGACGCCGCGAGCGTCACTCTTCAAGACAGCGTTGCTGACGTGGCGCGTCAACGCGGGATTCCCGTCGTGGGTCATCTGACGCTCAAGCACCATCGTCGTGAACCGTTGCGTCGCCGGCGTCATCCGGCTCGCGCTCTGCGGGAACTCAGTCACCGGCAAGCCCTCACTCGCCAGCAACTCCAACGAACGCGCCCACAAGTGCGGGTCAGCCGTGATCTCCCGAACCGCCCAACGCACACAAGCAGTCCTCACCGCTTCCTCGACATCGAGGATCGGGACAGTCCACTCAGGCTGCCCAGGCGGGCGCTCCCACAATCCCACAACCGCGAGATGCGGGAACTCACCCATCTGCACCGCGACCAGCGCAGTCGCGTCACGAGAATAAGAACCATCAAGACCTAGAACCACGTCGGCACCATCAGGGATAGGCCGACCGTCGTGGCACTCATCCCACGCTGCCTGCGGCAACCATTGACCCTGCAAAGACACCGGCTGGTTGAACCAGTAGCGCAGCCACTCAGCCTCACTGGTCTGCGGGTCATCAAACGATTCAGCGATCGCCTCAAGATCCATCCACCCAGCGGCAGGGCCATAAACCTCACGCAACCCAGCAAGCCGGTCCTTCTTGTTCTTCACACTCCACTTCGCCGCCGCCTGCCTATGGTCGAACAACAGAGCCGAATCCTTGGTGCGACCTTCAGCGACCATCTGCGCGTAAGCGTGCGTACCCTCCGCGACACTCTCTTCACCTGGCGCGTACATCGTCGTCGTCTCAATACACCAGCCAGCGGCGGTCTTACGTTTCAGCAAGTTCCTCAACACGACCTGATGCAGCCGCTTCAACCTCGGCAACACCCACAGGTGCGTTTCATCGAACACCACGAACGTGGACTTGCCACCATCCTTACTGGAGTCCGCTGCCGACTCAGGAGTGATCTGCCCGCCATGCGGCAGCACGATCCTCGTCAAACCAACGTCAATCCCAGGGTGCGCCTCGCGTAGCGGTTCACTCGTCGCACAGATGTAACGCACAGCGTCATAAGTGTTTCCGGCCTGCCCGTACTCGGTGGCGAAACACAACACCTCGGGCCGCTTCACCGGCTGGCCCACCGGCTCACCCTCCTGGTACTGATAACCCCACGGGCTCACCTCACCAGCCGTGGCGAAATGCGAAAACCTGACAGGGGCGAACGCTTCAGCCACCGCGAGGAAAGCAGCGAGCTCGCTCTTGGCTCGACCCTTCGGGCGAGACAAGACTGCCCGACGGACGCGACGCTTCCCAGCCTCGTTGACCTCATACGACTTCAGAATGAACGCAGCGAACTCATCATCGAGCAGGACACGCTCACCCTCAATATCGCCAGGGCCATGGCACAGGTGAGTTTCGATCCAGTCAATGACGCTCAGGCCGAGGCTAATCATTGGCTATGGCAACCAGGCGGGCGCGACGATCATCGTTCATCGCCCTAGGCGCTGCCGCCTCTTTCGCCTCAGTCTCCACCTGCATCCGCAGGCGCAACCGATCCTCTGGCGTGCCGGCGAGCTTGCCGACGCGCAACCTGATCTCAGCCGCCAAGCCAGGGTTGCCGTTCCACATCTCCGTGTGCAGCATCGCCGTGTCAATCAAAAAGTCCCAATCAGCAGCGATGAACGTCTGCGCCATAGGCGACCGCTGCCAAGTCGAATACCAATCCACGGTTCGAGCGTGCCAGTCAAAGTCTGGCAGGTCTGGCCCACGAACCACGCCGTCCTCGCTCACCTTTGTGAACTCGGCCTGACGGCGGGCCGTGTCATTGGGTCGGGATCTCTCCGACTTCGGCGCAGGGCCACGTCCAGCCACGGTTGTCTCCATTCGCAGGTTTCTCACTTGCCAGCCACATCAGGCGGCGTCGTCTGACTCACACACGCAAAAACAAGCC